GCAAAAATCAGCTATTGACAAATATATCGTTTTGGTATATAATGGAGAACTCTTATGGCATTAATTTACACACATAACAGTAGCCCAAGACGATTTAAGAGGGTTGTCAAATCTAAATCATATTATGCTGCTGTCGAGAAGCAAAAAAAGTATCTCAAATCATTAGGTATCGATCCAAACAGAAAAATTGATAGAGATCAGTTTAGAGCGTTTGGTAATTGGTGGGAATCAAAACAATATCAAAAGACAAAAGAAAAAAAGAGTGTAAATTTACCAGAACCTAAAATGGGTACTGGTGGTACAAAACCTGTTTCTAATTATAAATTAGAAGAGAGTAAAAAGTTTACTGTTGCCCCTGCTTATAATAAAGGTGGGTATCAAGTAATATCAAAAACAAACATAAAAGATATAGGGAGATAATATCATGGAAAAAAGTGAAATATATAGTGAGTTTCAAAAACTTGAAACAAATGAAGAGAAGGCAGCATTCTGTAAAAGAATGTCAGGCACTACTAAACATTTAAATATAAACTGGGATGGCCTTGCTGATGCATGGTCTGGAAATAAACCATGGCCAGGTAAAACTGTCCAAGATCCTGAAGAGGAAGATGATGAAACATGGGCAAAGTCTTATGTTGATCCTGTTGGTCAAGTTGATCAAGAGAAACCATTAACACAAGAAGAACTGGATGCGTTATTGTAGTATTCTAATCCTATCACTTTTTGTTATGAGTTGTACTAGTTCAGATTGGCATACTAATAATGTAGAGTTCGTTGATGCACTTAATCAGGCACCTAATGGACAAAGTTATTATAATTGGTTTAATAACAAATCTGGTAATTCTGGTATAATCAAAGTATCTAGGTCATATATACATAACGGCTTTAAGTGTTCAGATTATTCATCAACCGTAAACATAACAGATCCTTATCCTATGGATAAAGTACATAGATCAGTTGAGTTTGGAACAGCATGTCAATTACCTGATGGTAGATGGCAAGTTATAAAAGAGGTAGGTAGATATGGACTTCAATAATTATAGAAGGTATTTAATAATTACTCTTATACTAATATCAGTTTTATTATTAGCTAAAACTGTATCAGGACAACAAGTAGGTTGTGTAATTCAACAAATATATACACCTGATGGTGAAAACTTATTAGAAGAGAAAATGGTTTGTAGGGACGGAAACATAGGCCCTACTTATTGGGAATTGTTTGCAGAATTTTATTATGGTAATGCTGATAATATTCCAGAGTATTGTAGGAAAGTAAAAAGAAAAGGTCAGGCTTTTTATATTCCTAAAAAGATATGTTTAGATGAAACTGGCCAATGGAGTTATAATGACTAAATTTATATTAGGAATATTACTAGGTGGGTTTATTGTTACTATTGATCCTGATATAGCAACCACCGTTACAAATTTAATAAAGGAGTTGATTAATGCGTTATAGTATTTTAATTTTAATAATGATTTTCATGACAGCTTGTTCTCAAACGGTAAAAGTTAAACAAGAAGATTTAAATAAAACAGGAATGTTAAACGAAGTACCAAAATGGTTCGTTGAACACCCAGATAAAAAGAAAGACCATAATTATATTTATGGTGTAGGTTCGGCAACAAGTCCTGACTTACAGCTTGCAAAAGATAAGGCTATGATGATTGCTAAAGCCGATATAGCTGATATTATTGCAGGTGAAATGAACAAGAAAGCAACACTATTTAGAACTGAAGTTGGTGCTGAGGGTAAAAAGTCCGTGGTGTCGGAATCAGATAACACTATTATTAATATTATTAAAAATATTAAAATAACTGGTTACGAACAATGGAAATATAAAATGTTTACTACTGCCTCTGGTGACTATAGAGTTTATATAGGTTTAGTATTACCTATTGGTGAATATAATAAACTACATGACTTAATAGAAGAAGAGAAGGCTATAGCTGCTCAATCACAGATAAATAGTAGTGAACTAGCAAAAGTAGCTGTAGAGGATTTAACAAATGACATCGAAGCCAATAATTAAAGTATTTTCACGACCTGTCTGTACTTATTGTACACAGGCTAAGGAACTATTACAAAAAGCAGGTTTTGAATATGAAGAGTATTTACTTGGTGATAGTATGAAAACTTTAGGTGAAAACAAATATCAAGTAACACCTGATCAATTTTTTGAAATGATTGGTAAAACTGTTAGAACTGTTCCACAAATTACTTGGAACGATGAGTTAATAGGTGGATTTACTGATTTAAGAGAGAAGCTTTTAAATGAGGGACTACTAAAATTTGACGATGTTCATGGCTGAGATACTAGCATTTCCATCAGGTAAAAAAATTACTACAACAAAAACTGATCCTAAATTAGTTAATTTAGAGTTGCGTGAAGATAATGCAAATGCTGTTGCTGATAATATGATCATGGGTATGATACAAGACCTTGAGGATACAAATCATAAAATAAATGATAATCATATGAAAGACTTTGGTTTTTTTGTTGAGTCCTTAAGATCACTTGTATATAAGTTAGGTGGCTTAGAACACCCTATGCATCCACTTGTTGACAGTATGATGACTTTAGAAAAAGGTTCTAATGGTAAAACCCAAGCTAGAATACATTACAAAATACCAGTAGAACAAAACGATATAGAATTTGAAGGTGAACCATTAGATGATACTAATTGATTTTTCTCAGGTCATGCTATCGAACATAGCAGTCCAACTAGCAATCACAAAACAAAAACTAGACATAAATTTGTGTAGGCATATGATACTTAATTCATTAAGGAAGTATAGAAATATGTTTCATGAAGAATTTGGTGAGTTAGTTATTTGTTGTGATGGTAAAGATCCTTGGCGTAAAAAAATATTTCCATCATATAAGGCTAATCGTAAAAAAGGTAGAGAGGCTGATGATAAAGATTGGGATATGATATTTGAGTTGATGGCAATGGTTAGAACTGAAATATCAGATAATATGCCTTACAAGGTTTTACATTTTGATGGAGTTGAAGCTGATGATATAATTGCATGTTTAGTCAAAGATCACTCCAAGTGGTTTAAGGATTCTTACATGATTGTATCTAGTGATAAAGATTTTAAACAGCTACAGAAATATCCTAATGTATTTCAATACTCACCAATACAGAAAAAGAAAATATATGAGGAGAATCCAGAACGATATATAAAAGAACATATATTAATAGGTGACACTAGTGACGGTATACCTAATTTTTTATCACCTGATGATACCTTTATAAATGGCATCCGTCAACAACCTATAAATAAAAAGAAGTTAGAATATTGGATTGATACAGAACCTAAAGATTTTTGTAACGAATACCAGTATAGAAACTATCAAAGGAATCAAAGGTTAATTGATTTTGACTTTATTCCTGATGAGGTGGAGAATATGATAATAGAAGAATATAAAAATAATAAACCTGCATCCAGGTCAAATATTCTTCCTTATTTTACAAAGGTGAAATTAAGAAACTTAACAGGATTAGTACAGGAGTTTTAAAATGGCATACGAACCTACACTATCTTTTCACGAAATATTTACAAAGGTAAATAATGCAAAAGATAAACCTAAAAAAATAGAGGTATTAAAAAGATACGATACCAACGAATTAAGAATGATTTTAAAAGCAGCATTTGATCCAAATATCAAATGGAAAATACCTGAAGGTGATGTACCCTACGAGGAAAATGATGCACCTACAGGAACTGAACACACATGGCTAAAACAAGAGTCCCACAGATTATATCATTTTCTTGAAGGTGGTAATAATGAGATTAAACAATTTCAAAGGGAAAAAATGTTTGTCCAAATGTTAGAAGGTTTAAATAAAGACGAAGCAAAATTGTTAATAAGTATAAAGGATAAAAAACTAAATACTAGATACAAAGGTTTGACTTCTAATTTAGTGAAAGAAGCATTCAATTGGAATGACAATTTTATGAGAAATAACTAGATTTTTGCATACCTTGACTTTTGGTCATGTATGTGTTATAATAAACTATATTTTATGGAGAGATTGACTATGTTATTCAAAGATTTAGATCCTGTAAAATTGGTATATCTTGCTGTTATATCTGTTTTACTTATTATTTCTATTACATTATTTTCTTATAATAACTCATTATCAAATCGTATCTCTGTGGTAGAAGAAACACAAGGATATTTACTTAATGAGGTTGATGTATTATCACACTACAACACGGAATCAGAGCATCAAATAATGATTGGTTTGATTTCAGAAATGTTAGAGAGGCTTAATGCAAAACAAGAAGAAAGTAAGTAAAGTTAAACTTCCTGATATACCTTTTGATTACAAATATTATATAGTATATTGGGAGGATATAATGTCCGACTCTTCTTGGAAGGAGATGAAAGACATTCAATCCATGAAACCTGCGACCTGTGTTTCTACAGGTTGGCTTGTAAAGTGTAATAAAGATGTTCATATTCTTATGAGTGACTTTAATTATGACATGAAAGGTGAAATGGGTGATGGTGGTAATACTACGGTAATACCTACCAAAAATGTTATACAAAAACGAGAGGTTAAATTATGAAATATTTGATAATGGCAATGCTTATATGTTTTGCTTCTTACAAATCTCTAGCAGATAAAAATTATCCAGAAATATTAACAGACAATAAAGATAATTTTGTTAATAGTTTAAGTTACTGTATCGACTGGATATATTATGACCTACCAAAAGAACAACACATTCCAAAACAATTAGTTATTGCTCAGGCAGCTTTAGAAACTGGCTGGGGTAAATCACGATTTGCAAATGAAGGTAATAATTTATTTGGTATTAGAACT